GCACCCTGTGAAGATTAATTGAAACGACAGACACCGATCAGGCATCGTGGTAACCGCAACCGCCAGCGCATGGACGTATTCGCCGTGGTAGTTTTGATGACCGTTGGTAAACTCTTTGCGTACCCAGCACTTGAAGTACGGAATGTTGCTTATAAGATACATTTAGCCCCCGGATAAGAATAAAGCTCGTTCAGCTTCTCTGCGTCTGACCAGTCCGTTAAGGACTTTACCGCCAGCTTTGTTCCACTTCAGGAACTCTTCTGCTGCGCCATCGTAGTCGCCGCGATTGTACTTCATTCTTAGGGTGGAAGACTGAAGATTCCCTAACCCCACATTGAACGCAAAGCTGACCAGCGCGTCAAGATGGCACTGATTATCAGCAGCAGCAGGACATAGTCGTAGTACCCCTGCCTCAAAGCGTTGTAAATCCGCCTCAAGAAGCGCGTCAATTTCATCACCGGAAAATGTCCTGTTATGCTCAGTTCTCAGTGGGTAGTTGGCTCTCTCGTCGTTCTTCAAACGCGCTTGATCTGGGTACAGCACTCTGCCATACCCTACAGTCCAAAGATCAGCAGGACACTTGTAAGGGCTGTTGTGACAGCCCTCAAAGGATTTGATCAACTGAATGCCAGCCTCGGATATGCTCATTTCTTGTTGAATGCCTGTGACCCGAACCAGAAGCTGATGATTGTGGCCAAGATAGCCATCTCGTCATCAGAGAAGACCATGTCCATCGCTTCAGCAAAGGCCACGCCTGTGCTGTACGCATACCAGATACCAGCCACATCAACAACGATCAGCAAGCCGACAAACAGGTATGTCACGACTGGGCGAACAGAGGCGCGTAGGTTTATCACCCAGGTTGATGCACCTTCCCCGATCTTCATGTCATGCTTCCACATAGCCAGTTTTTCCTGCGCCTGTGTCTGCATTGCAATCTGCTCAGTCTTGATTTCCTCGACTCTAGCCTGTGCAACAAAGCCCTCACGAGCAAGTGCAATCTCGCGCTCACGATTAGCTGCCATCAGAGCCAGTTCGTGCTTCTTGTCGCCGCGATCCTGCACAAAATCCAGTACCTTCGGCAAACCACCGGCAGCGAAACCCATCAAACTTGATATTAAACTTAACATAACTGTTACCTCAGATTCTGAATAATGCCGATCACAAATGCGACTATGATGCCCACCAGCCCCAGCAGGACGGTGACGGTTAAAACATTCTGAATGAGCTTACGCATCTTACGGCGCTGGTTCAGTATTGCTCTTTCCCGCGTGTCTTTAATCTTGGCGCGGTCACGCATCATTGCCGTGTACTCCTCAACGCCCCATTTGTAGACTATCAATTCACGCAGTTCTTTCTCTTGCTGCTCAATCTTCTTTCGGGCTACAAGTGCCTGCATCGCCTCTTGCTCGACACTGCCGGAGAACATAAGCTTTTTGAATAACGGCGGGTCTTTGGCCTCTTCCTCCGCGTTCTTAACATCGGACACAGCCTTAAACCACGCACCCAACTGACCGCCCATGTCCTCCAGCTCTCTGCCCATTTCAATGCCCTTTTTGAGGACTTTGTAGGCAGACGTGGCTATGGCTAAAGCAGAAACCGGATCAAGCATTACTCGTTACCGCCACCGTTAATCCGGCTCCACGCACCAAGCATCAGCAGGCCAAGGACAAACATCGTTCCGGCACGAGCAATCGTCTGCCAAATTGTTTTCTTGATGCCGCGCCAATCGGTAATCAGACTACGTAAGTCGCGTACATCGTCACCGGCCTCTTCGTCGTGCAGACCAACTTCCTTCAGAGCCGACTTCATCTCTTCTCTGATGATCTTGCGTAACGCGCCTTCGTCTATGTCCACGATTCACTCCTCAGTCTGTTCCACGCTCTTTCGTGCATGTAGTACAAAATAGTATTAGAAATCAGTTGAATCGTTGCTATCGTTCCTGCTGCCGTGAAACTTCCAGAGACGGCGTAGGATATCAAAAAAGTCGCTGTGCTGCCCGTTACGCGCCACGTTATTGTTTTGATGATGCTGCGCTTTTTTGTGTCCACAGGTTCGCAATCTCCTTGGCGTGATGCGTCATCTGCATCGCAAAGTCATCAATTCGGTAGTCATAGTGTGCAGGCGGCACAAACATCGCGTTGGTGTCCTTATACCTGCCCTGCTTGGTGGTGTTCATCCACACGACAAAGTCAGCACCAAACGCCTCACGTGTCTCTTCGGTTGGACACACAAGGTCAGCAACTACAGTCGAACCCCAGCGGCCAGCAATGTTGCACAGATGCCCCATGCGCCTTGCCTGTTCAATTCTATCCTCAAGGCTAAACCCCAAGTCCTTGTTGACGTTCTCGCGTATGTCATCAGCGTTGAAATGCACACACCGGAAGTATTCAGCGAGGAACCGAGCAAAGGTTGTCTTGCCAGAGCCGGGTAAGCCCATCACCAGAATCTTCATATCACCAGCCCATCGTTGCGCTTGGTTGCCCTTCCGTCCAAAGGTCTGCCCTTGATCGTTGTTTCTTCTCGGCTCTCATACACGTTGTATGCGTAGACACCCATCTGGTGAATGGGGAAGAGGTCAGCACGAATCAGCATATCAAGGGAGGTGCAGATGCCCATTTTTATCACATAAGCCAGCAGGTTCTTCGCCACAGCAGGATCAATCGCATACGCATGAGCGCGGCACAGGAAGTGGTAGTTCTCACCCTCAGTTGCGTGTGGTGGCGTAGCCGATACCTGCCAGCCTAGCTTGACCTGTTCGTGCGATCCCAAGTAACAGATGGAGTTAAACACAGCGTGTTGCGTGTAGGGTTTAGCCATCAGAGCGTCATGCTCAAGGATAACCAACGGCTTGTCCTCAAGTACGCACTTTGCCCATAGGCTAATGTGGCTCAATGCACAGGCTACTTCACCACGGGTCAGGTAGTGATCCGTAACCTTGATGCAGTCCATGATGACGTTGTGGTGACTGGGTTCTTTAATACCCTCACCCGTGCCGTCATAGGCATCCCAGTAGTCGTAGGGCTGATTCGCTCTCTCGCACGACATAGCACACCGCTTGGCCTTTTCTTCAGAGGCAGCGTTGCCCACAACACGGATGATGTAGGCGCACGATGGTGTCATGTCATACGAGAAGTTCAGTCTCACAGCGCATCAAGCTCGTCATGCGTAGTAGCTGCGTTGATTGCAGTTACGCGAGTCTCAAAGGCAATGCGAGCAGCGTCAACCGTTGCAGCGTTGTACTGAGTTTCGGGGAAGTCATCGACCTCTTTACGCATCTCTTCCTGCACAACTTGCTGGAACGCAGCGGCAGCCTGTGAGCGCATTCCACCCTTACGGTCTTCAGCAGTGATGTCAACAACGCCCCAGACGATCTCTACGGGGTCTTTGGTGATGTCAAAGGTGTGAGCTGTGTACTGCTGACGGTTAGGTGTCAGGGGAGGACGCACTTCAATGGCTGACTTCCAGCCTGACTCGCCTTTAGGAGGCTGAGTGTCCCAGCACTGGGTTACTTCGTTGTTTTCAATTTTTACAAAGAACATTTTGTATCTCCTGATTTAAGTTGTTTTGAGGGCAAGGGAACGAGACCCGTTCATGTTTTTTGGTATAAACCGCCAAGTTGTTAATGCCCCAATTTGTTTTGGGCTATAATAAGCAGTAGTATTGTTTAGTCCAAGAAAACCAAAGCCATTACTACCCCAAGACCATAAAGTACCGTCTGATTTTCGCGCAATGCAAAACTCGTTTCCGCCAGAAGCTGCCTGCGCCCAAGTGGTCAGTGCGCCAGTCTGTACGGGGCTAGAACGATTCGTAGTGTTGCCTTGCCCAAGCTGTCCAGTTTGGTTTCTGCCCCACGCCCACAATGTGCCGTCTGTTTTTATTGCTACACAAAAGGTTGCAGAATCACTTGATGATACTTTTGCCCATGTTGTTAGAGAACCAATTTGTTTCGGGGAGGAGTAATTTGTTGTGTTGCCTAAACCAAGTTGCCCGTAATGGTTTCGACCCCAGCACCATATGCTTCCGTCCGTTTTAACCGCAAACGCCGTTTTGTCACCCGCGCATACTTTTGACCAGTTTGTTAACGCACCCACTTGTTTAGGAGACGAATAATTTGTTGTATTACCTAAGCCCAATGACCCATAGCTGCCATATCCCCAAGACCATAATGTGCCGTTGGTTTTAATTGCTAAAGATGTGTCTCCAGTAGCAACAATGTCTGCCCATTCAGTTAAGGCTCCGATTTGAACTGGGCTGGAACGGCTAATCGTGTTGTTTAAACCTAACTTTCCACCAGTCCCGCTGCCCCACGACCACAATGTGCCATCTGTCTTCGTCGCCAGACAATGAGTGCTACCAGCAGATACTTCGTACCAGTTAGTTAAAGAACCAACTTGAACGGGACTCGAGCGACTGTTATAGACATTGCCTAGACCAAGTTGTCCGTTGGCGTTTGCCCCCCATGACCACAACGTGCCGTCAGCTTTTATCGCTGCTCCAAACGTAAGACCGGCAGTTATTTTTGCCCAATCCGTCAAAGCCCCGACCTGAACGGGAGATGATCGGTAAACCGTATCCCCAAGCCCCAGCGACCCTTCATTATTACGCCCCCAACTAAACAATTCCTTCGGCAACACAGGCTTCGGCCACAGGTTCTGCTTCTGCAATTCCAGCGCCTGAGTCAAAGTCCAGATACCCGGCGCAGAGCCGCCCTCGCCATCGACAGGGCCGACAGTGACGGGAGCCGTTTTACTGATTATGCCGCCGGGATACTTTTGACTCACTTGACTCTCCTCAAGGCTTGTTTCTCACCCAGACGCTCTCTGATCTTCTCAAAGCTCGCAGTCCAGTCACCGAACACTTCCTGACGCATCAGGCGCATTGTATCGTAATAAGGACAGGTGTCGCCCTCAAGTGCGTAGAGAAAGTATGGCATAACGGGCGTGACAACCCAAGTCTCCACACCCATCGCAGCAGCCAAGTGACTGACCGAGGTGCAAGAGGAAATCACCAAGTCACACGATGCCGCAGCAGCGCGGGTATCTTCCCAGCTATCCAACGGAACCTGCTTCACCCAAGACGGACACGAATCAGCACCCTCATCGCGTTGCAGGGAGATGAACTCGGCATCTGCATCCTTCACCGCATCAAACAGCAGGTCATACGGAAACTTCTTGTTGTGGTCATGCTCAAAGGCTGACTGACCCTGCCAGCGCAGCCCTATGCGCTTTCTACGGGCTTTGATGGTCTTGGGCTTCGTGATGTACGGCTTGCCAGACAGGTCGCTTAATTCAAGCCCTAGAGGCACTACAGCAGACATACCTTGAACGTAGAAGTCATGGTATATGCCAAAGCTTGCTTCATGCTGGATGACCGCAGAGACACCCTCAACGTCCACAAACAGGGAGGCCAGTGGGCCAGAGCAGGACACGATGACTTTACAGCCACGATCTGCAATCAGCTTGGCGTATCTCACCTGATGAATTTGATCTCCCAGACCACCCTCAAGGTGCAGCATAACGATGCCCTTGCTCTTACCATCCCACGGCTGAGTGGGGACGCTTGGCTTGGCGTTACCAAAGACGTTAACAATGCGACCGCGATCCAGCAGTTGATAGCCCTTCTGTATCTGACCCTGACGCAAGAGATACCAGCCACGGTTGTAGGCTGCTCGGTGGTTATCAGGCTCGTCCTTCTCCAGCTTCTGGCACAGTCTCCAGCCCTCGGCAAAGTCGCCCATTCGTGAGGCCACCAGTTGCAGATCAAGGTCGTGTATCTCAGGGATTGTGCGAGGTCTTTCCAGCCAGAACTCAGGCTGACAGAACTGAGCGTAGTGGTGCTTCAGTACGTCCTTGGGGCTTTCTTGATGCTGTCTTTCCAGTACCGGCTTGATGTCGTGCAGGCCAGAGTATCCGTGCAGGTTCTCGTCATCCTCTTTGACCGTTGAGCCATCAATGTTGGCAAAGTCGTAGTCAAAGTCAGGCAGGTCAAGGAATGCGTGTATGCGCTGTAACTGAGCCTTTGGGTCGGTCAGCAGGTCTTCGTACTCAACAAAGAGGAAGCTTTCAGGATCGTAAGCGTAGCCCTGTTGGAGCGTCTGGTAGGAGCCTTTCAGGTGGTTGGTCAGTGAGCTGTTAACAAGGAAGTCATCCAAGTTGATTGGCTTGGCTACCCGAACAAAGGATGCCATGCAATCAGGGATAGAGCGCACTGTCGCAATGATCTTGGGCTTGTGACCCAGCACCTGACCCATCGCCTGCATAATCACGGGAATCGGCCAATTACGCGCCTTGTCGATAATCACAGGTTTCGGAACATCTTCGTAGAACGCATCAATCACTCCGCGCATGGTGTGAGCCAGTTTGCTGCGATCAGGATCGTTGTTTACTAAGAGGTTGTCACGATGCCAAGCCGTAGCCAGACCGTCCAGAGCTGCGCCCAACGCAGACGTAGTAGACACATGCGTCATTGGGTTCTGATTCAGGATAGCCGCCAAGACCGTTGAGCCGGAACGCGGTACGCCTGAGAGGAAGTGTAGGTTTTTGTTCATGGTTATCCTGATTTAAGATACTTCAATTGCGAACGTGCTAGAACTCATTGTCAGTTGAGTTGGTATAATGCTCCACGTAGTTAATGACCCAACTTGTTTGGGGCTGCTGTAAGAAGTAGTATTGTTCAGGCCAAGTTTGCCATCGCTGCCACTACCCCACACCCAAAGAGTTTTGTCAGTTTTGTTTGCAATCGTAAAAGAGTTTCCTCCAGCTACATTAGCCCATGTGGTTAGTGCGCCCACTTGCACAGGGCTTGAGCGATTAGCAGTACTAGAATCTCCAAGCTGCCCACTTCCTCCCTGTCCCCATGCGAACAAAGTTCCACTGGTTGTTATAGCAAACGCATTTTGTTGACCAGCGTTTATTTTTTCCCACGTAGTAAGTGCGCCGATTTGAACAGGGCTTGATCTGTTATTAGTGTCATTTAAACCGGATGCCCCAAATACATTATATCC